GGAAAGGTTTGTCCGAAAACGATTTGATAAATCCATTTCCCCGGCTGTCTACCTAAGAACCCGCTTTTAATTGGGTAAAGCACAGTAGATTCCGGCTCCGAAGGAAAAGTAAAACCAGTTATTACTGTGCGAACAGCTTCCAGTAACGTGTAAATTCCTTGATGCTTTGAAAGGTTTCGATGCAGTGCAACGATTGACCATTCAGCGGTCCGTTCTTGAATTATTTTTCCCGCCCGATTCGCCACAGGTGCGGAAAACGTATCTGAATCGTATCGAACTAAAACCGCGCCATTTGCCTGAGTAAAATCAAAGGTTTCGGGATTATCCGGCCACGCCTGAACATGCACGCCAGTTGGAAGGTTTTCCTTTAGATGCGTAACGAGTTCGGCTTCAAGGGTTAAAACATCCATTTAAAACCCCGCCATTACATCATCATTAAATATTCGGCTTTCGCTGGTACGATTGGATTTGAAAATCCCGCCCGTGTTTGGAACAGCCGTAGGCGTATCCAAAAGGACTTTTCCAGATTGAACATCGCGCAAAAACGAAATTTGCCGGTCGTAGTCCTTAACCACGTCCACGGGCATTTCATATTCTCTGCGTCTTTTGTACAGGAAATAAACTGACAGGTCAATGGAAACCTGCTTGATACGGTCTGTGACTGGGCTTAAGGGAACAGTATGGGTACCGCGAATGTACGAATCGATTAGCGCATCCGCTGCGGCAATGGCATACGTGACACGACCTTCAACGACGATGCCCAAACTATCGTCATCGGTAAGTTGCTTTAGCTTTTCCTCGCTGAGAGCGTCTTTAAGGTCAGCGGTTGCGCAATATGACACACGTTACCTCTAATCTTGTTCGTCGCTTAAATCCTCAGATACATTGCGCGATAATGTGCCATTCTCTAAAAGAGAGGCCGCCGCTTCTTCGTTCAGGTCCAAAAGTTCACCTTCTGCATATAGTTTCCCATCGTGCATTAGTGGACTTTTGACAATAAAGCCGGGGGCTTTCACTCCCGGCTGCTTTTTATCCTTTGCCATACTTCACCCCTTCAAGCAGCCCATGGATTAGGCTACGGCGTTTACAATCATGTATCCTAAATCATTGGCTGAAACGACTTCTTTGACCGACTCCCAAACTCGGACACGTTGTCCACCACGGGGGCCTATGTTCCTGTCTGCATCCGCTCCCGCCATGCGTGTTTTGAATTGAGCGGTCCACATGAAGGACATTTTGCCGGGCTGATTAGGATTTGAATCTCGGCGCAACATTGCGATATGCTTGCCCCAAATACGAGAATATGAAGCTGTTTGGCCACGAAGCGCAGTATTGTACCAGCCACTTCCAACGAGTACTTCGTCCATTTCAAAAAGAGATGCAAGGAATTTTCTGGTAGCGATACCTGAATCACCGGCGTTACCGAACATCGCCTTAACGATTTTTGGATGCTGGATCAATTTGGTATACACGGCCTGTCCAATTACCATCACGTTAGGACGCATGATGCAAGCATCAAGACCTGTAAGGATGACGCCAAGAGGATCGGAGTTTGTGAAGTCTGAAAATTGAGAGGTGCCGGACAAGGTAACCTTGTTCGCTGTCGAGTACTGTGCTGAATCAAACGCCACACCAGCAACGCGCACTTCACGGTCGAGAGCAATTAGATTGCTCACACCTTCAACGGATGCGGAAACGGGGTTGTAATTGCTTGGAGCCTGGTCGATGTCATCCTGAGGGATAGCGTCATCGAGGCCGTAATCTTGGCAGGTGTCGGTCACTTCCGTCCCCGTGAACTCAACCTCATTCGGCTTGCTCTTGCGGCCAACCTTGGTATCGGGTACAGTGAAGGGTTCTTCCTTGGTCCACTTGGTATACTTGAAATTCTTAACGCCCACAGGAACGCGCGGCGCAACACTGTCCGCGATCAATTCCGTGTTTTTGTAGCCAATGGCTACGGCTGTAAGTTCGGGTTGAATTGGGAATGGTGCTTGTCCGCCCATGATATGCTCCTATTGAAAACCTTGTTAAAAAATCGAACAGAACTTTCAAAAAACTTTTGGCTATTAACCTTGGATGTATCCAGGATTTAAAAGGACGCCGATAATGTCACCGGAAACACCGGATGCCATAGCGAAACCGATAATTCGGTTATTTACACCAGCACTGGGAGCCGCCGCCAAAGCCTGGCCGGTTGCATCACTGGTCAAAGGATTGCCGCGCGTTACTGTGCCGCCAAGCTTTACTTCGGCAACGCCGTTAAGCACCACATCGATCGAGTCTTCCGCCACGCAAGTGTCGGTTAGGGGACCGGGAAAATCCACAACACCGAAAAGCAAATCAGAAACAGCCGCGCCTTGAATGACATGGTTATCATCTGCGCCGAATTTAACGATTCGGTTTTTTGCAATGGTGGCACCGGCTTTGAACTTCTTGATCAGACCTGGGTTATTCATTCGATTCTCCTTGGAAATTCAATTAAATGTTTTGACTACCGAAGAAGGCTTAAGCCTTGCTCGTTACATGCTCCACCGCTTGAGAAATGGTGATTTCCATTCCTTCACGGGATTTCAATTCTTTGAAAGCTCTGGCTTTATCCGCGATGTTCGAAGCGTCGCTCATGTCGTCCTGATCTTTGCCGTCCTTGGCAAATTCACCGAACATGATTTTGCTCTCACTGTTTTCGATTCCGTCTTGATACGCTTTTAATGGCGAAATCTTGGTGATGGTTGCGCCTTCGCTGAATTCAATTTCGGCTTGTCCTGCAAGTGCTTGCATTACAGCCATGTGATTGCCTTTTTGTGCTGGCAAAATCTTTCCAGCGTTCACCATGCGGTCGCAAAAAGATGTCAATTCACCATTCACTTTTTCTTTTTCGAGCAGTATTACCCGCGCCTCTGCGGTTGTGGCTCGCGTTTTGAATTCGTTGATTTCCGTATCCTTGGCGGTAATCTGTTCACCAAAGGAGACGATTTGCGCTTCTAATTCTTTTACCTTGTCCATATCTTCCACCTCGGTTTGATTTTCTGAATAGCCGAATCCATTTACAGGATCGGGAGTTGCGACCATAGTTTTGAGTGAGTCGATTTCGTATTGAGGGATTAGCCTGTTCGCGGTATCCATGTCCTTGGTATCGATAAGCCAATCGCGCAAGCCTTGAAACAGACTGCCAACGCTTTTGAATCCCCAAGTCGTTTGCCAATCCGCGTATTCAATCGGTGCGCCTTCAACTTCGGAGAATTTGAAATCCTCCAAGCCTTTAACCGCTGGGGGTTGAGCACCTAGAAAGCCGATGTGACGAAGTGATAAATCAGGATAAAGTGATATAGAACGCTTTTTAAAAAGCTTCTTTTCCAATAAATCGGAAAACTCTGGAAGTAAGTCGCCAATCTCTGCGAATAACGATTTGCCCTCGCGTGCTACGGACTTCACCCATGCCCAAGCGGGCGCGTTATCTTTCGGGTGACCAATGCAAACGGGGGCTTCGTGGTTCTTTGGGTCATAGCTTGATACGATTTTATCAAGGTCGGATTCGGTCCAGTCACGGGAATTTCCCGCTGAATCAGTTTGCCTTCCAGCCTTGAAAATTTCTATTCGCATTAAGCGGTAACCTTTATCATACCCCAAAGGATAGGTTTTACCGTTGTGACATTTCTACTGAAAATGTCAGTAGAAATAGCAGTATTCAAAACCTAAAGTATTAGTGAATATCACACGTTTTCGAGGCGAAACGATGACACTGAACCATATTTTAGCCTTATCGGTTGGGGCCGCGATTGCAATCACCGGAGCTTTAACAGGTACCGCGCCGCTGCTATTGCCGCTCTCTACCCTTTTAATTGGTGGCGTACTCGGCCACGTGTCACAGCCTAATTCAAACAAATCAAGTAAGAAAGGGATCCAACAATGAGCGGATTCTGTGGACTTTTCAAACAAGAAGCACTTAAAGGCACATATCCACTCGCCACGGACAACTTAAAAGCCGACTTGGTAAAACTGCCAAGCGTTACCTCGGCAATGGTAAAGACTATTACAGCCGTAACCAATGCAAGCCCTGCGGTTATTACCTCCACGGCACATGGATTTACAAATGGACAGCGTGTAAGCATTTCCGGTGCAGTCGGCTTGACGGCAATTAATGGCCGCTTCCAAGTGGCGGGCGTTACGACAAACACTTTCACGCTGGTTGATATTATTTCCGGTGCGGCGATAAACGGAAACGGTACGTTCTCCGGGTCGTGCTATGTGATCAATTTGAGCACTTTACAATTCCGTACTTCCATTGACGCAGGCGCACGCGCTTCAACCTCTGGCAACCTTGGATCGAAAACATTTACCCTTGGCGTTTTTTCTTTCGCTGTGATCACCTTCTCAGCGGTTACCGCATCACAAACAAGCCAGGCTGTAATGATTTTTGATGATACTCCCGCCACGGATGCGACGAAGCCAATCATCGGCGTTGATGACCAAGCAACAAACCTTCCAGTGCTCTCCAATGGTGGCGACATTACTTATACACCTCATGCCAACGGATTTGGCGAAATCTAAAAGGGAAAAAATGGAAAAGAAAAATATCGACATTGCGTTTTTAACCGAAGCGGATTTGGTTTCCGCGCCAATCGCAGAGCTTGAAGCATTACAGACCGAGCTTTCCGCATGCATTAACGTGCTACGTCAAAAGTGCGCGATGGTTGCCAAGGTGCAGGAATCGAAGGAGAACGCTAAAGCTGCGGCAAAGCGTGCCGGGATTTTGACCACTGAGGAAAAGGCAGCATTACGCGCCCACATGGACGCGGAGGATGAGATCATTAATTCCGCAATGACCGAAGAAGAGAAAAAGTCCGCTTTGGATGCGTTGAATCAAGTAACTGAGAAGCCACCTACACAAAATCTTATTGGAACTCATATCACCAAGGATAACGATAGCGTAAATCCTGGAAAATAAATCCTCACGGTTTTGCGTACTGAATTAAGGTGGCCGGGGAACTGTCCACCTTTTTTATTAAAGGGAATGGAAGAGAATGAAAGGTCTGTATTTCAATAAGTTTAATACTGAAAATAATTCAGATATTCGGCTCATTTGGGACAGTACGAACCTTCTTTCTCGTACCGCGCACACAGCTATTTGGCGTTACCTTCCATTTCAACAAACTGGTTACTATGCGTTATGCTGGCATTCGCCAAATACGGGAGCGTTTGATTCTGGTGCTTATTCGTGGGGGTGCCATCCTTGGCCAGCTTTTGATAATACCGTTGACGCCAATGGATACGGCCTCACAGGTGCCGGATCGGTCGGCGTCCTTCATTATCATGAGTCAGCTATATCTGGATCAGATGCTTTGCGTTCGGTTGGAGAATCACCAGGAGTATTGGTTGATAAACGAACCACGTGGTTTACTCAGGTCCGCAAATGCAGACTTATGACCAGCGGACCACAAAACGGAAACTATGAAGAAACATTCATTCCCGATTTGTATGGAAATCCATCCTTTAAAATTCAACGCTATGTTACATCAATTACCGGTGCGGGATCAACTCCGGCTTTTTATTTCGGTGGATCTGACTGGCAAACGGATCATCCTGCGGCTACTCAAAACGATGAGACTCCCGCCGGAATTCTCACAGGGATCCAGCTTTATGGCGATTATTTATCCGATGCTGATCACGCGACCGAAGCGGCCAATAGAGATATAAACGCAGCGCAAACGAGCGCAGGGCAAACAGCACTATGGTACATAAATCAAAACCCAACACCCAATGACGTGACCGATAAAAAAACAGGCGGTACCGCTCATAATCCACGATGGGTTAACGCTTTTCGACCTTCGCTTTTCCAATACGAGCAAAAAAATAATTACGCAAAATTCCCCCTCTCAAGAATGCGGAGATAAAAAATGTTGAACTTACTTTTTTCAACCACAGACAAATTACAGCTAATAACCACAAGCGCGGCAACGGTCGATTGCGTTATCTCAT